TGGACGACATTCGCAAGATCGCGATGCCGATGCCATTCAACCCGCCGTCCGAGGTCCTGTTCAAGCTGGTCGGATTCCTGACCGATGCGGCCAAAGGCGTGGTGACCACCAGCGAGGAGAAGATCGCGGAGATCAACGCCAACGCGCCGGTCGGCACGACCCAAGCGCTGATCGAACAGGGCTCCAAGGTGTTCTCGGCGATCCACGCCCGACTACACGACTCGCAAAGCCGAGTGTTCAAGGTATTGCAGCGCATCAACCGCTGGTATCTGGACGAGATGCGGATGGGCGACGTGGTGCAGGAGCTGGACATTCGGCGCGAGGACTTCAATCGCAACACCGACGTGATTCCGGTCAGCGACCCGCACATCTTCTCCGAGACTCAGCGCATGGCGCAGACCCAAGCGGTCATGGCGTACATGGACAAATACCCGGACCTGTTCGACCGCCGTGCCGTGGTGCAGCGGGCACTGAAGCAGATGAAGGTGCCGAACGTGCAGGAGCTAATGCCCGCCACTGCCGAACCGATGGAGATCAATGCGGCCGAGGAAAATGCGGCGATGGCGATCGGTCGGGCGGCGTACGCGTACCCGCACCAGAACCAACTGGCGCACATGCAGTCGCATCTGGATTTCGCACTGTCGCCTATGTTCGGCTCGAACCCGATCATCGCACCCACCTTCATGCCCGCGTTCCTCGAACACTTCAAGCAGCACTTGATGCTCTGGTACCTCGGCCACATGAATGGCTACGTCGAGGAGTCGCTGGGTCGTCCGGTGAAGGACTACGACATCGCGGGAATCACGGGCGAGATCGACAAGCTTTACGCGCTGGCGTCGCAGCATACGAACCTGGATGCGAAATCCGCATTCGAGAAGGTGATGCCCGCAGTGCAGCAGATCATGCAAACGATGCAGAAGATGAAGCCGCAGCCACCGATGGACGGCTCGGATCAGGTGATCCTGCAAACGAGCATGGCGGAGACCAAACGACGGGCAGAGCGCGACGCGAAAGAGCTGGAGCTGGAGCAGACGAAGCTCACGAACGACGCGCTCAGCAAGAACCGGGAACAGCAGATCAAGATCGCACTCAATGCGAACGACAATCTGACCGAAGAGCGAATCAAGTCTGCAGAGCTGTCGCACAACGCGCAGATGCTGCAGCACGAGCAGGAACAGACTGCACTGGCCGCGCAGGAAAGCGCACAACGAACCCTAGGAGTGTAAGATTATGGCACAAAATGATAGCGCCCAAATGGGCCAAGACGTCCCCTACCACAAGCGTATCGCCATGGGCGCATCGCTGGATGGCTCGTCCCTCGGCGGCAAAGAGCCGACCAAGACCTCCGCACCTGCTCGCCCCAGCAGCAGCAAAGGCGGCGGCGCACTGGCACAAGCCAAGAAGAAGTAACAATGCGATACGTCAGCGACTTCATTGGTGCTGTGGAAGTCCGCAAATCGGCGATCGCGCAATCACTGGTGGACGGCAATGCCGTTACCTTTGAGGCCTACCAACGCCTAGTTGGCCAGCACCAAGGGCTTGCAGAAGCTCTGGTAATCCTAAATGATCTTTTAAAGGAAGACGAAATCGATGAACGATAACACGCCGGTGGCTTCGAATGAAGCCGAGTTGCAGGAAGCATTTCCCGCAGTAGACCCCGGTGCATTACCAGTTGGTGGACGAATTCTCGTGCAATGGCGTGCCGTGCGCGAGAAGGTAACCGCATCTGGGATTGTACTCGCAGAAGAGACGAAAGAGACCGAAAAGTGGAATACCCAAGTGGCGAAAGTCATAGCAGTGGGACCACTCGCTTTCAAGAAGCGCGATTCGATGGACCCGTGGCCCGAGGGCAACTGGGTATCCGTCGGGGATTTTGTACGTATGCCCAAATGGGGCGGCGACCGGTGGGAAGTACCCTACACGATCGACGGCGCTAAGGGTAACGCACTATTCAGCATCTTTAACGATACCGAAGTCATTGCAAAAGTGACTGGGGATCCCTTGAAAGTGAAGGCATTTCTATGACTGCAACCGAAAAACTCGACCTGCAAGTCGCCGAAGAATCGGACGGTTCGATCACCGCCATCCTGCCCGAGGGTGAAGCACCCGCTGGCGAAGGGATGCAATCGGGTGGTCGCGTCGACGCGGACGATGGCGACGATGATAACGACAACGACCCAGCGGATAACATCCCGCACGCGGACCCCGAGCGCGAAGCAATTCGAGTAGCTCGCCGGGAAGAGCGGCAGCTGAAGAAGAAGCTGCAGAAGGCGAAGCAGAGCGAATCGAACCACCTGATCACGTCGCTCAAGCGGCAGAATGAGCAGATGGCCGAGCGCCTGAGCGTACTGGAGCGGCGCACCGCCGGTTCGGATCTGGCTCGACTGGACAAAGCCATCGAGGATGGTAATCTACGGCTGCAATATGCCAAGATGAAGGTCAAAGAGGCGACCGAGATGGCCGATGGCGCGGCGACGGTGGAGGCGCAAGAGGCGTGGTACGAGGCGCGACGCCAAGTCGAAGCGCTGGAGGCACTGAAAAAGAAGGCGGTCGCGACCGAACCCACCGGCAATTCCGTGCCCCGTGCTCCGGACCCGCTACTCAAGCGGCACGCATCCGACTGGATGGCGCGCAACGACTGGTACGACCCCAATGGCGGGGATATGGACTCCAAGGTCGCAACCAAGATCGACGAGGCTCTCGTCGCCGAAGGCTGGGATCCCAAGACCGCCGACTACTGGGCCGAACTGGACAATAGATTGACAAAATACCTGCCGCACCGTTATAATGCGGACAACGACAATTCGTCGTCTACTCGGAGACCCCGATCTGTGGTAACTAGCTCAGGACGTGAATCCTCATCCAGCTCTCGTGGCGGGAATGAATTTCGCTTGAATCCGGAGCGAGTCAAGGCCATCAAAGAAGCCGGGCGATGGGACAACATCGCTGAGCGCAACAAGATGATCCGTAAGTACGCAGAATATGATCGCATGAACGCGAATAAGGGGTAATGAAATGAGAGATGATCGATTGAAAAAAGATTCTACCGCCGGTGGACGCGAATCTCGCGCAATGCAAGATAGCAATCGCAGACCAGCGACGGATGATTTGGCTAGTGCTCAGGAGCGTCGTAGGATGTTCCGCTCGGAATGGATTCAAGAATCCTTACCGACTCCCCCGGATATTCCGGGATTCCATGTATGTTGGCTATCGACTACCAATGGGTATGACCCTATCCACAAGCGCGTGCGCATGGGTTACGAACCAGTAAAAATCGAAGAGGTTCCGGGCTTTGAGAACTACAAAGTTAAAGCCGGAGAGCACACTGGATTCGTCGCTTGCAACGAGATGCTTCTGTATAAACTTCCGATCGACGTTTATCAGGACATCATGGCTGAATTGCACCATTACGCTCCTCAGGACGAGGCGGACAAAATCCGCATCCAAGCCGAGCAGCAAATTGGGCGAGACAGCAATGGCAGGCGTCTTGGACAGATCGAGGGCGAAGGCATCATGGAACTCGACAAACCTATGCCCGTTCCAGTATTTAGCTGATCGGGATGTTCTATTAACTAGGAGTAAGATATGTCAGCTACCTCTGCTCCGTTCGGTTTGCGTCCTGCCTTCCACCCTTCGGGTCTGGATCGCGCTCAGGCGCTCGCCAACGGTATTACTTCGGGTTTGGCCGTTAACATTCTCAAAGGCCAACCTGTAGTCTACACTACCGCAGCTACCGTCGGTTCTACCGGCGCTACTAACGGTACCATCATTCCCGCCGGAACCCCCGGCAACAGCGCAGCTACAAGCGGCTACCAGATCGCTGGTGCGTTTGCAGGCGTTGAGTGGACTGATACCACCGGTCGTCGTCGCGTGTCCAATTACTGGCCCTCGCAAACGACTTTCATCGCGGGCTCTTGCATCGCCTATTTCTACAACGATGAAAAGATCGTGTACGAAATCCAGGCCGACGGAACATTGGCCCAAACCGCAATCGGTAACGAGTACAACTTCAGCAACATTACAGCTGGTTCTACAACCACTGGTTTGTCGCAAGCAACTTTGGCTTCTGCATCTGCACAATCCAATGGTGCCCAAGGCCAAATGCGCGTAGTTGACTTAGCTCCCTATGTTGATAACGCTTGGGGTGATGCATATACGATTGTTCGTGTAACGTTGCCA